TCACCCAGCCGGGATGTTAAATACCGGTACAGGGTTCGTGCTGGCCACTTCTGTGGCTGTCGCATCACCAAAGACCAATCCCATCGACACCTGGAAGGCTTGGCCACTGATACGCGGGATATTTAAGGACACCTCCACATAGCCATTGGCTACGTCTGTAGCACTCACAGTGCCTGTAGCAGGCGCAGGCATCACTATACCTGCCGTATTGGTCGGCGTGACTGTATAAGGCACTCCGAGCAAGCTCGACGACACTGGGAAGTGGAGAATCATCGGTGAGCTATCTGAGCTTGATGCACCCATCCATGTGATTGGCAGACTATTCAAGAAGCCGGGGAAATACTGCCCTTGATGACCGGCCAGAGACAAGTCGACACTCATCACTATGCTGCCGTTCTGCACCCAGCCATACGAGATAATTACATCGCTATAATAGGACAAAGGCAGCGTGATATCCGCATAGCCTGCGGTCACGTCAGCCTGGGTGACAATGTAGAGTGGCACGCCTGCAGATCCACCGGCCAGATAGACAAATATCTGATCACCGGCATGGGCATATGGCGGCAACGGCACATGGAGATGATAAGGATTGTCGTTGGCGAAATACTCGGCCAGAGTGACAAGACCATCATTATTGGTATCGGCAGGGATCGTGGCCATAGGTGTGGCTGCGCGTGCGATGCCCTGATAGTCCTGGAAGGACAATTGAGCGGTGGCCTGACGAGTCTGGGCAAATTGGGTGATATTTACTGTGACGGCCACAGTGACAGGCGGACTACCTGCTCCAGATGTCTGGGCACCTCCGCCGAGTGAGAAATCGACATAACCATTAGCCACGTCGGTCGAAGTCAGCACACCTTGAGCAAAAGTGGCACCCGTAGGATTTCCCCCGAAATAGCCTGGAGGGATATATTGAGCGACATTCCCTTCCGGCGAGGCATAAATGGCCTGCCAAGATGCACCAGCAGTCATGTATTGAGGAATGGCCATGCGTCCAGTAAATGGACTATTGACTGCCTCACCCAGCTCAAGCACACCATCACCATTCGTATCCGCAGGGAAAGTCAGCGCGGTCTGCCCTACGGTCACACCGATCTGGAAGCCGTAAATGACACCGGTAGATGTCCGGGTACCATTGGTCACGCTACCAGTCACATTGTAATTGTTATATGGCGTCAAACCGGTGCAAAGGACTGAGACAAAACCTGCTGCCACATCACCTGGCGTGACGACACCTGTTGCAGTACCGCCATTCTGATCAAGAGCAATCGTATAGGTTAATCCAACTGCAAGAGGTGTCACTGTCATCTGGATCGTCGTAGCGTATGCTGGTGAATGTGAAGAGTCACTGCTCAGTACAAGGCCGAAACCATGGCCGGTGACTTGCCCTGAGATAATCGCACCAGGCGTGCCGTTTAGAGTAAATTGCGCAGTCACTGCCAAAGTCACACCATCATAGGAATATGCGCCCGGAATGGTCAGCTCTCCATTAGAGATAAATGATGCAAGTTCACTCAATGGGAAGGTCTGATTGAACAAACCCATCGCGGGAATACTAAGCGTCATCGAGTCGGTCGATACATTGGCTGCGCTCGGTACCGGAATAATGATGTCTTCGCGGCCAGTGTAATCAAAGCCGGTCACATTACCATTGGCATCTGGCGCAGGATTAAACGTGATGCCAGGCGTCGGTGTAGGAGCCGGTGTGGCATTCGGATTGCCAATCGCAAAACTCTGCACATCCACGGTCTGGCTCAATGTCAACGCAGCCATAATCATCTTTTCAGCATTGCTGTTATGCCCATATAGAGCACGTGCTGTGCTGCGATCAACGAGGTCGACAGGGCCACTTGCTTCAACCAGTGGCGTATCGATGGTCAAGAAGAGCACGCGGATGATATTAGCAGGCAGCCCAGTACGGCTGGTATCCAGGTCGAAATCCACATATGTACCAGGTGTACGGATTCCGGAAGGAATAGTCATTTTAGCTCTCTACTCTTAATCATGCTGTCAATTGCAGAACTTCCCAAGAAAAATACACACCGCTGGTCACATAGTTTGCCGGTGAAGCAGCAACACTACCCACGGCATTAAAATTAATGTCAAAACCATTGGCACGGCCATTCGGTACGGCATGTCCGACCACATTCTGGGAAGATGAATCACCAAAAGGAACGTTAGTGATGGCATAGCCAGTGACGCGGACAAGATATTTACTGGAACTGAGGTCAATAGACGTTGAGCAATTGACAGCAGCAGATCCTGCAGGGGATGTCGAGGAAAAATTAAGCCCTGAGATGTCATGTGACCAGTTTGGAGAGGCGGTTTGAGTAGGTGATACATTGGACAGCGAAGAATAGTAACCTCCAGCGATGAGCCGTGGATAAGATGCGCCGTTGGCTTGATTGATGGCGTCAATTTCTTCTTGAAGATGCTGATCAGCATCTTGACGCGATTGTGTTTCAGCGTTCAGATCGGATTCATTGGCCTTGTTACCGAGTGCCTGTTCGATCTGTTGAATATTCTGGTTAATCGCAGTGATATTCTGGTCATTCTGAGTGTGGTATTGAGTATCTGCCTGCTCATGAGACTGCAGCTCCTCCTCAAGCGCCGCGAGTGCGGAAGTCGAGTTATCTCCAAGCGCTGCGAGCATGGCTCGAATCGCGGTCAGCAGCTGATTATTGGTACCCTTTGCAAGAACAATGTCCTCCGCCTCGATCACATTGGCAATCTCTTCCTGGACTGCATTCAGAAAGTCTGGCGAGAGATAGGTCGCATCCATGCCACTGATGGTTTTATTATCACTGAATCCTGATTTACCTTGGCCATTCTGATTAGGCTGAGCGTTGTCGGTATCAATACGAAACATGCTTTTATCCTCTATTGAAATACAGTCCGAACCTCAAGCGAGGACGGGAGATAATTGGCGATCAGACAGCCTACGATGGCCTCAATGGTTGGTGTCGTGGCCTGCATGACCAGAGTCATTCTGAAACGGCTGTAAGGTGTATTGAGCAGCTGGGTGCAGGGCTTGGTGCACGTCGCTGGCGTATTGGTGATGATATTGATCAGGGTGATCCCTGCCCGTGCGAGCAGCGTCTGAATGCCGGTATAGGTGTAATAACGCTGGCCAGTCATTTTGCTGGCGATCAGCGCCTTGCGTTGATCCATGGTCAGGGATTGCGTGCTGGCCAGATTGGCAAAGCATTTACCCGGCAGGCCGTATTCAGCTTCGTATTCAGGGACAAGCCAATCAGGAATGGCCAGCGCAGCATTCAGGAGCGCATCACCTGCAGAAAGCACATCTTCAAAGGCCAGAGAATGCGCGTAGACATCTTTGCCCACTACTGTGCTAGGCGCTTTTTCATAGCCGGATGGCAATAATCCACGCAGAACTGCTGCAATTCCCCCCATCAGGCACCTCCAAGAGTCACAGTGATATTGCCTGGACGAAACCACGTGAGGACAAACGGTGATACCGTGGCCACCTGATCGACTGAGGGTGTGAGCGTGGCATTGGTGACGCCTGGCTGAGCCAAGATCTGGGAGCCGAGCTCAAGCTCGACATAATTCTGAGCCGGGATGAGCGCAGCGAGATAATCAGAGATGATCTGCTGGACAGTAGAGAGATTGACATTGGTGCCATAGACTACACATGTGACATCGAGCGGCGTGGCATTTGGTGCATATGCACGCACATCCTCATTGGCCACGGCCACAGCCTGAATTGCAGCTTGTACCTGAGCCAGGAGTGCTGGACTCGGCAAGTCTCCGCCATTGGCTCCTTGAGCAGTGACGGCCACATCGACACTCCCGACACCGCGTCGCTTGTCATAGACATACGCACCCAGCACACCAGCAACGCCCTTGGCAGCTTGGGCGAAGTCAGCATCACGACCTTGAGATACGCCGAGCTGCTCGGCGGCGAGTAAGCGTGATCGCCAGCTTTCGAGCAGCTCGCCATCGGATCCGCCAGAGAGCTCAACCACAGTAGATGAAGGCTGCTGGCCAGACACTGGAGACGTCCACGTCAGGATTGATGCGGCCAGTTTATTCCATGAAGCTCCCACAGCCTGAGCCTGCACAGGCACAGTTACGGACTGGCCAGCGATCAAGGTCGCATCTGCCGTGGTCATCCAGTAATAGCCATTTCCGTCAGTAAGCTGAGATCCTAGAGGGAGGTCTATGCCTGCGGTCGTGCCAATTGTAGTGATCTGGCCAGTAGCCAAAGAGCCCCCGAGTCGCGGAAGATTGAGGCGCTGCGCGTGAAGCACCAAACCTTGTTCATCAGCTGTACGCACGAAGAGCTGACGCGCGATCCAGAGCTGATGATCATAGAGCCCTTCGGCCACAGCAGCTGTGCCGTCTGCACGGATTGCAGCATCAGAATCATCTGGCAGAGCAAGACCGGTATCATTGCGGCATTGCGCAAGCACAATCCCGCGAATAGTGTCAAAATCAGGAACTGCATAAGCCATTATCCACTCACCTTTACAAAGAAGTTATCTATCGTCAGCGTGCTGCCATCTGGCAATGTCATGGTGATGAGCACTTGGATTTCACTTTCATTGACCCATCCGGATGAAGCCGTGATCGAAGTCACTCGGCCATCATCCTGCAGGGGTTGAAGCGCCTCAATGGCGTACTGATTGGCGAGAGTCAGCGCCTGTGGCACAGCCTTCTGAATGAGATAAAACCGACTACCGAGCGTCGGATCGCGCCAGTAGCTACCTCGGCGCGTTTCGAGGCGAAGGCGTGCTGCATCTTCCAGCGACATCACTATGGGCTGATTCAGCGATGCGACCTGATAGTCGCGGGAGACCGGATCGATCAGAGCCATTACACAGTCACCGTACATTGTGAGAAAGAGGTCGCCTTAGAAACTATCTTTTGTGAGAGCGATGCGATGCGCGAGGTCAGCGCTGCGAGCTGCTCTGCTGATGTGACCGAAGGCTGATACATGGGAGTCAGGACATGCTCGATATAGTTTCCGATCCACGAGATGGCCTCACCTGGACTGGTCGGCGGATTCAGGAGCGCCTGAATTGGAGCCAGAGCCGCGATCTGCGCATTGATGGCCGTCAGCTGAGCCTGTAGTGATGCCAGCGACGACGCTGCGAACTGCTGCAGCTCACTGCACGAGGAGATCGAATCCACCTGTTTATCGAGTGAGTCGAGATATGCTGTATTGATAACGCCTGAGCCTTGCGGATTCATAGTCCCGTCCTATTCGATACTGATCACAATGCCGTCAGCCACAGTGACCACTTGACCCGATGGCGTGGTAAAGGAGCCAGTGGCTCCGGTACCGACGACGAGGTTATCTGTGGTCGTGACAGGGCCATCTATCGTGGTCTTGCCTTTGATATTGATGCCGGATGCACCTAGGACGATATGATGGTCAAACTGATCCCAGATGCAGGTCTCACCCTCATTGGGCGTCATCATCACCGGCGCACTGTCAGAGGCGATCACGATCACACGATTGGTACCCCCCATCAGTGGGACAAGCACCACACGTGAGCCTTTCGGAAGCCAGCTGGCCATGCCCACCTGCTGAATCACCTGGATGTCTTCCAGCATCTCATCGGTCATGCCACTGACCTGCAGAGTGGATCCTTCTCGCGCTACTTTTCCAAAGAAGGGAAAGCGGAGCTGGCCTAGACGGCGGGTGATCTCTTTATGGATAAAATCCATCATTGTTTGGTCGCTCCACTGATCGTGCTCTGCAGCTGCGCCTTGGCGGCTGCTTTGCGTCGAGCCTTGGCAGCTGCTTTCCGTTTGGCACGCCAGGCCGCATCATGCAATTGATCGAGATGCTTAGGAGGAAGCATCCAGTCTGAGACGCGCTTCATTTTGAGTGTGGTGGTCATGCCCGCATCGCGGGAGAGCCGCAATGTACGACCAAAGATGACCCAGGCACCGGGTTCATTGCTGACTTCTTCGATGGCATCCGTCTTGACTGTCACTATCCAGCCAGCACGCCAGACTTCACCTGTTGCACATTGCCAGCCCTTCACGGTTGCAGTCAGTGTATAAGCGTTGAGATTGGCGTCGTGCATGACCTTGTCAGCCAACTGGTTCGCCTCTGTTTCAGACTGAGGCTGGCCAGTTACGATGATGCGCAGACGTGGACGACTCAGGATCTGAGAGGCAGCGCCGTCGAATTTGGCTTTTTTATCGTTGACCAGTGTTCGATGACTATCGATCAAGTTGCGACGCTTAGCGCTAAAGGCCGCACCATCACCAGTCCCTTGGCCAAGCACGTGCAGCTCACTGAAGATCTCTGTCACATCTTCCAAATAATCCAGATTGGTGACTACCGGATTGCCGGTCTCGCCATTCTGCATCAGTTGGATCACTGGCATCTGAGCCGGTTGCTTCTCATCGTGGATAGGATTGCCGATGATGATGCTGCCGTCCGGATCACCCCAGGCATACAGACCCTGCGACTCTGCCACCTTCTGAATTGCCGTCCATTGTTGCTCGCCGGGCTCTACCGCGATCTTCTGACTGAGCGTGCTATTCAGTACAGCATCACCGCCCTTAATCTGGATCGGCAAAGGCAGCACGGATCCATTATCAGAGCTGTAGTCCACGATCTTGGAGACGATCTCAGGCAGTGATAGCTTGCTTCCTGCAAAGATCGGCACGGAGCAATCCACCAGTTGCCCGACCATATCGCGGCCAGAGACCTCGACAAATGAGCCGTTTGAATAGACCGAGCGGTGACGACGATCAATCACGCCACTCAGCACGGTTTCGGAGCCATATTTGATCGTGATATCTGCGTCAGGTTTCACTGCTGCAGGGATCTTGCCCACATCCGGATTAAAGAGATGCAGCGACCAGCCGTCTGCAGGCGTCAGGATGTCGCTATCGATATCGACCAGATCCCAGTGCGTACACTCGACGTCGCCCACCACAAGCGTGAGATATTGTCCGGCATCATTGAGCATAGGCATTCACCGTCATACCGGCATACATCTGTGCAGGATTGGCCACTTGTGGGTTAAGGCGCACGATCTCCGGGGCGCGGGTGTGGTCGCCATACCATTTGAAGGCCAGCCAGCGCGGACATGTCAGGACGGGCACCGATTTAGGCACGAACGGTGGACGACGCTCGATGAGCTGCTGCACCTGTGTCTGAAAGACATCAGCTGCGTCTTTCAGTGCAGCGATATGCTGGACGGTTTGGGATGGGATCGCGGGCGCATTGGCATTGATTGGCAGCTGCAGCTGCTGAGCTTGCACTTGCCGCTCAGTCGAAATAGTGGACTGGATGAGGCCGCGTATATCACCCCGGATCTGCTCAAGCTCCGGAGGCGTGAAAGTAGGATTATCCACCTCACCAGCAAGCATGGCCTGAGCGATGCCAATGGAGCTGGCCACGACCAGATTGCGGCTGACCTGCAGAAGCGGCTCAGGGATCGGAGCCTGCACTGTCTGACCAGAGGCTGCAGTGTTAAAGACCGTGGAGATATTCCCCACGGCACCAAAGAGCGCACGCCAAGCAGCCAGGCCACCCGAGCCAGGCACTACACCATCAGCCAAGCCCGTCACATCTGCGAGGAGCGATGAGATCCAGTCTGGAGGAGAGGTAAAGTCATCGATATCTGTGGTGATGATGCCGAGCTGCTGGCGCACAGCCGACGCGCCATTGCTCATCATGTTGGATAGCTGAGATGCAGTCTGTGAGATCTGCGAGTAAAACGGGATCTGATCCAGCAGCTGTTGCAGGCGCAGCGTCGGGAAAGCCAGTGTCTTTGATGCCAGTGTGCTTGGGATGGATTGCTTGACGGCTGTAAAGCCCGGCTGAGTGGCTGGATCTTCGGCACGTTTGAATGAAAGCGTGACCCGGCAGGCATCGACGAAATCTGGATCATGCCTGATGTCATGATTGACGACAGAAACCTGCATCACGCCAAAGACGGGATGAACGAGCTCACCCTTGCCGAGCACAAGTGCAGACAGGAGTGCCTGCGCCTGCAGCTCATATTGATCGCCAGAGATCAGACCTTCGATGTGGATGTTATTCGGATCCGCGCCCATGTATTCGAGCGTGGCATGGTCGGAGTATGGCGTCTGATAGTGAGCCTGCTTGTAGTCCCGACTGTCAGAAGTTGAGAAGACGTCGAATCCGACTCCTCCAAAACTGGCAGGAAGCATGTTTTGTGCCCAGCTCATCGCTCATCCAATAAAAAAAGCCCCAGATATAGGGGCTATTTTCTAGGGATTACGGGCTTCGATACAGCCGGAAGCACTTCCTGCACTAGCGAAGCACAGTACCCTGACCAATACCGCGCTGCTGCTGACGGCGTAGTGTCTCCTGGAAGTCGAGTGCAGGGATCGGCGGACTACGCATAACGCTGTTGTTCTGGTTGCGCAGGTTGGTAGAGATATTCTTCAGCACATCGAGCTGCTGATTACCTTGCTCGATCATCTTGTCATATTTCTCACGCTGCTCGATAGCTCCCTGAGCATCATCACTAAAGAAGTGCATGAGATTGGCAAGCATTCCTCCGAGATGATCGTCAAAAGAGCGGCCTGTGTCAGTATGAAGATAGCCCCACCTGACTGCTGAGCCGATGCCATAGCCTGCGAGTCCGGCTCCGGCTACGCCTGCAGCAGTTGTGCCCAGACCAGCAGCTCCCGCGCCAAGGCCCACACGTGCGGCCAAAACACCACCCAATCCGCCAGCAGCGCCCCCAACTCCTCCGGTGATCATCTTCACGCCACTAGAGGCCAGAGCCGCCCCACCTAGGGCACCCACTGCCAGAGCAGTACTATATGCTACCTTAGTGAGAGTCTGGTGACCTTCCATGAGTTTGGTGGCACTATCTTCCAGGCCACCAAGTGATTTAGACACATCGTCATAGAGATTATTGCGCCCATTCTGCCATTCATTCTCTACGCCCTGAGCCTTCGAGAACTCAAACTGATTGAGGAACTGGGTGCCTTCACCTGTCGCACCCTTGGAGTCGCCGATCTCACCTTGAATGCGCGGGAAGTCGCCGGACATCATGGAGTTTGAGAGCGCGGCATAGCCCATGCGCGACTCTTGGTTATGGAAGAACTCACCCCATTTGGTGTGCATCGAGATCTGCATCATTTTCTCAAGGTTCTCTTGCTGAGCCTTGAGAGATGCATCATCCTGATTTGGAAGTGCCTTGAGCTTCTTCTGCTCGGCGACGAGCTGCTGATAGCCATGCTGCTTGCTCAGTTCCCGATTGATCAGCATATAGGCTGCATCATCGACATCGATCCCTTTGCGCTGCATCTGTAGATAGTATGCATTCACATCAAAGCGTTTCGTCGGATTGCGCTTGCCTACAGCCTTAACAGGATCACCAGGCTCGACCTCGACAGCCTGAGCAGCCATTCGTGCGAAGTGCTGAGACGCAAAGAGCGAATGCATCTGTTTGATATTGGTTGCGGCTTCACCCGTCGTACCTGCGGTATTCATGCCCACTTCAAGCTCAGCCAGCACATCACGCAGACCTGACAAACCGATCTTACCTGCACCCATAGCATCCGGAAGCACTTCCGGCAGGAAGCGGGCGGCATCTTGAGCATGGAAACGCCCAGTAGAGCCAGCCTTGAAGACCATATCATAGCCTTTCTGGATGCCTTCAGGCGTGGTGATGCCCATTTGGCGGAAAGACGTCTGCAGAGCAGCTGCTTCAGCAGGTTCTGCACCCGAAGCAGAGGCGAACTGGAGTGTCTGGCCGAGAGCACTTTTAAAGACAGTAGCATTCGATAGCCCGTTTTTATCGGTTCCGGTGGGAGAATAAAGTCCTGACCGGATTAATGCCTTAGCTGCTTCTTCGCCATTCTCAAGCGACATCCCAGGCGCAGATCGAGTGGCTTCAAGGATCTGCTGTTGCAGAGTGTGTGCGTAGCCGACGCGGGCGGTCATCGGGAGATTGGACTTCTCTGTGAAAGTCAGCGCATCGTAGGCTAGCGACTTATTATAGGCCCGTGCCCGCTCAAGCGGATCCTTGATGACCTCGCCAGCCGCATATAAGCCAGCACCTGCACTGACCGCCTTATTCAGGACATGGCCAGCCATCTGCTTCCAATTGCGTGCTGCCTTCTCAGTATTGCGAGCGATCTCCTGAGAGTCTCGCGCAGCTTTGCTCATACCAGATCCAGCGATTGCAGCTTTGAGAGATTGTGCCTGCTTGGCAGACTCAGCCATATGCTGCTCAAGAAGCTGGCCATTACGCTGGGTTGCATCCAAGAGTCGAGAAAGCATTCCAGTCTGATTCACCTGCTCGCGCAGTGTGCTGGTGACCTGCTGACCCTGCTGAATGATCTTGCCTGTAACTTGAGCCGAGAGACCGAGCTGCTCGTTGACCTTTTTCGTCAGGCTGATCTGATCGATCCCGATATCATGGATCTTCTGCGCGGCATCTCCGGTCAGATTTAATCGCAGTGTGACTGTGTTACTCATCATCCGCTCCATAAAAAATGCCCCGCATAGGCGAGGCATAAGGGCATATCACTTTTTTTTACGCCTCGCGGCGACATACGTCACCGGCTCTTCAACATCGGGTTGCTTACCTTGATCACGGGCCACTTGAGAAGGCTTAGATCCATTCTTTGGCTTGCTACGCGAAGGATAAAGATCCTTGGCAATTTGGACTGCATCAGCCGCACTGAGACTTTTGATAATCTCCTCCGGAAATCCTTCATCCCGGAGGATCCTCATCACACGGACGAGATTTATCAGGCCACTTGTGCGGTCTGTGCGGCCATCCGCTCCTTTTCTTCGAGCGCCTCACGCAAGCCGATCAGATAGACACGGTTCTGATTGGCAGATGTGATCAACTGCTCGTAGGTCACTTGGGTGGCACCTTCAGCACCGTGAGTCCAGGTGAGCATAGAGGCCAGCTCATTGACCTGGACATACTGACCTTGTTTGGCTTTGCTGATCGCGGACAGGCTTTCCTCCATGGTCAGGGCAGACATGGTGACTTCCTGCATTGGCTGGCCATTGACCACGATAGGAACAGGCAGCTTGCCTTCTATAGAGATACCCATGGATTAAGACTCCTTAATTTTGTCGAGGGCGTACATTTCAAGCGAACGCTTAGCCTCGCCTCCATCAGTGAAGGTGTCGCCAACGGTGGTGACGCCGACACCGGTATAGGTAGTCCGATTTGTACCATCCAGAGATTGGATGGTGATGGTGGCACCAGAGATGGTGTCCCAAGCCAGATCACCTGTCTCAGGGATCACGACCTCGACCGAAAGTGCTATTGACGAAGTAGTTTTACATTCGCGCTGCACTCGGCCATTCGAGTTCATGGTCGAGACTGGCTTGCGACCTGCCGTGATCTTTGGTGTGCATGAGGTGCAGTCCACCTCCTGACCATTCACGTAGAGCACAATCGTACCGACGACTTCCGTACCCATTGCTTATACCTCTTTAGTAGACATTTAAAGTGACAGCAGTAACATGCATGCCTCGCACCCAATGAGCAGGTACCTGCACATCAGCCTGCGTCAGATCTTGTGCATCCTGAGCCACGGTCAGCTGATTCTGATCTGCGCGGACATCTTCAAGAATCTCTGCGTCCTCAAGCGCCATATAGGCAGTGAGGAGCGCCGTGCGAAGCGTAGAACGCGCATCAGAAGTATTTTTCTGACGTGGGAAAGCGCTTTTGACAGCACGAGTCACCTTACGCACATATGCCAGCACCAAAGGGCCATTCACATCGAGCATGATGGTGTCTGGTGTACCATCTGGCTTTTGCTGATAAGTGGTGATCAGTCGCACGATCTTTGGCACACCGTCATCACCAGTTGCAACCACTGCCACACCGGCATTGAGTGCCTGCTCGATGCGGGAACGAGTCAGCGTGAACTTGGGATCCACGGCAGTCAGACCAGGCAGCTCGATATCATCGAACGGCACCGCAGGATCTGCACCACTGGCCATGGCTGCTGCAATGGACGCAGACAGCTGAGGCAGTTGGGTGGTGCCGTGGTAGCACACCGCAACGAAGCGGTAGTTGCTGAGCGACTCAGCATAAGCCGCAAAAGTCGTGGCAGCATCGATGTCGTTGAACGGTACGACCAGGATGGCGTCGTGCTGCTCAATTGGGCCAGATACGGTATTCAGATAGTTCTGCCATGCGGCAGCATCTGCCTCTGCAGTGATTGAGCTGTCCAGGGCGATGATGGTATGCCCGAGCGGTTCAATCACGTTCAAAATATCTTGCAAAGCCATTACATCACCTCGTTATACAGCTGGAATAAGACAGACTTGGAAACCGTCGCGTCCTGGCAACTCCTGATAGGTTGGATTGCTCACGTCTGCGACTGGTGTCGTGAAGATGGCAGATCCGTCGCTGGTGTAAACCTTCATCCGGATATTGCCGCCACCCGCCCATTGCACGTAGTAAAAATAGTTATCCTCTGAGGCACTCACTCTGACATCGCTTTGCAGCGTTGGCAGTACCGTGTTAAACCAATAGCCCAGAGACTGATTTAATGGTACGTGGTAGGTTGTCCCATTGATCTCAACCACCCACGGCACCGTTACATTGGACGAAACAAAGTGATAGCCATTCGTCCAGTTCACCGCACTAGAAGCCCCCTCGCAACTTATGCTGGAGGCACCCCCTTTCCCAGCGCTTGCACATTCACTTGAGTGTTGACAGCAAGCGCAGCGGTCATCATCTGCCCGGCGATACTTGAGACACCGAGGGCAGCATCTGCCGTCGAGGTGTCATAGATCGTGACCGGCAGCGTCTGGCCATCTGTTTGAAACCGATCTGCTGTGATGAAGAGCAGCTTCTGAGGATTCAGTGGCAGACCTGTCCGCTGGGTATCCAGGTTGTAGTCCACATAAGTCCCAGGTGTCCGGATTCCTGATGGAATTGTCATTACTTACTCCCCGTTACTGAAGTGTCAAAGAGGCACTGGTGGGATTGGAGTTGATGCCAGACCCAGTGATCTGCACATTGACATCCATCACCACCGAGTGGCCTGTCGAAGACAGCGTGCCTGCCAGATTGACCGATCCAGCGGATATATCAGTCGAGGTCAGCGTGTATGGGCTGACGCTATAGACGCCAGCTGCAGGCGAGCCATTCTCGGAGAAGTTCGCATTGGTCAGGATCTGGTCACCGGCTTGTACGTCCGTGCTCGGCAGATCTACTTTGATCGAGAGACTGGAGCCAAGCGTGTATTCCGTGGTTTCAAGGATGCCGTCCTGGTTCACGTCCGCAGGGAATGTCACCGAAGTCGGCGCACCGATTACCACGCGAGTAGAGCTGCTGCTATTAAGCGTGCCACCACTGGCCAGCGATTGATTCTGCACCATGGTGCCATAGCCCCAGTTCTGTGGCTGCAAGGTGGTTTGCACGTTATACAGACCATTCACAGGAGCGACACCAGCTTGCGGCACAGAGGTAGCTACATTGACGGTCTGTGCGACTCCAGAGAGGTTGATCACCTGAAACTGCAGGACACGCACACCAGGATCAAGCAGCAGTTGGACGCCCTGATCAGCAGAGGTGTCGGCAGGGATCAAGATAGCTGCTGTAGCATTCGCGCCGGTGATGGTGAGCGGGCCAGTCAGTGGCGCAGTTGCATCGAAGTTAGCAGCAGTACCGGCACCAGTACCGACACTGCCTCCATTCAGATCCTGGACAGCAGCCACGAGGGCATTAAACTTCGTCAGAAATTCGCCGGAAGACAGATCGCGGGTATCGACGTTGAGAGTGAAAGATCCTGAAATCGTAGAGCCTGTCATAATGAATATCTCAGTATTGATTTAAATTGATAAGGTCGCTTGCCTGACTATCCTGTGATGCTGGATCAAGGTGATAGTCCACATTGATTTTTTCGAGCCAGTCGGCTTCGAGCGAAGCAAAGTCAGTGCGGTCGACATACATATAGGTATGGAAGTCAATGGCCAGCACAGATACGGCCTCGTTGTTCGTTTTGGTGTTGAAGATCTGCATGATCTTGCCGGGTTGCATCTGATTGATCGACAGACCGAAGTCCTGACCAGCGACGGCATACAGCACATCAGACACAAGCTGATAAGACCCCACGCGGAACTGCTGACCATTGACGACAGTGCCCTGACGAGCGGTTTCCTCATTTCGTACAGATCGGGCACCGACCAAGACCGTCCAGGTCAGATCTACATGCCACTTTTTGGCTCCGATCGTCTTGACGGATGGCGCACCAGAGAACGTCACCCAGACAGCTGGAAACTTCTTCACCACCTGATTCAGGTCATCATCAAACTCACCCCCATAGGTGCGGATCTCGTTCAGGTACTCACGGCCCAGATTCTTGATTGCATCTTTGATGGCTTGTTCGATGGCTGACAGGCTTACCATGTGCGCCCCCAGTCATTGGGACGGACATTCTTGATCAGGATCTCATCCTTCTGGGTCGGCACCGGCTCCATGTTCGGAAGCGGTGCGCCTAGGGAGATGATGCCCTTGGAGAGATTTGTAAGCGTCTTGATGGCCGACTCATATCGCACTTGGTCACGCTCAGTCACCCGCGCCGCGCCCGTCACCAGATGATAGCGGGCAATATCGCACGCCACTTTCACCAGGAACGGAGGAGCTGGATCCACTGGTACGGTGTATCGGGTACAGATGTACCCATCCACCTCACTATTGGCGGCATCCATGGCCAGTTGCAGGCGTGTCATATTAATCACGCCAGCATAGGGATCCTCGGTATCGGTGACATCGATCAGATCGTGTTCACCGAACTGGCTGGTCATGGTGATGAGCGTGGCGTAGGTCATTAACCAGCTCCGGTCGAGCCGATAGCCATTTGCCAAAAGCCGTAGCCCGCAGCCGCACGTGCTTCAGCGCCGAACAGATAAGTCTTCTGCATGAAGACTGTCGGAGAGTCCATGTTGATCTGCTGCACAAAGACCGGCGCTTTACGCTCCTGGTAGATGAACGGCTTGACCGGTTTGGTGGTGTCCAGCAGAAACCACGCAGTGTCCGATGTCAGACGAGGCTCGATCACGACGGTCGCAGTGCCCTTATAAGGGTTCGGCATACCATCCTGCAGACGGTCATTGGTCATCAGCGTATTGGCAATATCCGCCAGAGCTGGAGGCACCAGAAGGATATTGGGGATGCAGTTCAGCGGACGACCAGCGTCATCTTTGAACTTCATCATCTGGATACGCGCAGCGCCATAGGACGCTTGAGCCGCTGCCAGACCTGCACAGGACAGCGCTTTGGTCATGGTGTTCGATACCGAAGTCTTCTTGGTTTCACCGACTGGATGACCGGCACTGAAGAACGGTTGACCGTCATAGCACAACGCTTTAGGGCCGAAGCCATTGCTGATGATGTCAAAGATCAGCTCATCCGGAAGTTGCTTGGCACTGAAGCCCGCACCCTGTGCCTGCGGCTGATAGATCCCGAGCTGATCATCTTCGATGTCATTGCGGTCGACTTCGACAGTTGCCTGCCAGTCTTCGTTGATGATCTGATAGCCATGCTGAACGAGCCGCTTGATGGTTTTTTCACCGACCCAGCGCTCCATTTTGGGGAAGCGGTTCAGCCAGCGATAGTCAGTATAGCGACCGGTAGACGGCACCTTCATTGCCACCTTTTCCCAGTTCGATGGCGCGGCTTCAAAGGCGTTGTTAAAGTTTGCCTTCAGATTCAGAAAAATCGCATCAAGTGTACTGCCGTTGATGATCATTCGACCCATACTCCTTCAGAGGTGACTTCGACCACTACACCGGCCAGGGAGTTACCCGTAGCATTGGCAGTGACGGTCTGGTTGTCCAGGATGTAGCACTTGGTGCCGAGCATGGCCTGGGTGACTGGATTCGCCGTGTCGTTATCCCAGAGGAATGCATCAGCAGCTGGGGTGCGGACATTGACAGCGAGATCACCGTCAGCACCATCTGTATTGTCCACAGTCGACTCGAAGCGTCCCATATAGACCAGGTTGGTAGCGGTAGCACCTTCGACGGCATAGCCATTGGCATTCACACATGCGATTGTGCCGTTGATCACTTCAGTGCCAGCTGCAATCGGCAGTGTGACCAGACCGCGTTCTCGGCGGATTGTTTGACGGTCAGTCGTGGTAGCGGTCATGCTTCACCCCCATGTTTCTTGAGGAACTCAGGTGTGTTGCCCATTTGCTTGGCAACTGCGAGTGCCTCGGCAGTGAGATCACCATCTTGTCGGCTTGCAGCCGCGGTATGGACGGACGTGGATTGACGGGCGGTCAGCGCAGCCACTTTCGGCGCTTTGTCCAGATATTCTTTCAGCGCGGCAGGGTTGCTTTTGCCCAGATCACGTGCCCAGCCGAGGAGCGCAGAGCCTTCTTTCAAGCGACCATCCGAGAGTGCTGCCTGGATCAGCGGCTCGACGCCATTCGATTCAGTTTTTTCGCGCAGTTGGGTGTTTTCAGCCTGCAGCTCGTTAAAGACTGCGACCGGCACGTATTTAGCAGGATCAGGCGTCTGGCTACTTGCTGCTGCAGTTTGCAGAGTCGAGAGCGCAGACATCACCTGATCCTCAGTTGCATCGTCTGGCAGCTTGAGTGCCGCCAGCATCTTCTTGATTAAGTCCACGGATGGATCCTCGTTGGCTTGGGGGAGTTGGAGAGCGGAAATCTTTTTGGTTGCAGCGGCCAGCATCACTTCGGGCAGCGTGTCCAGGCAGGGTGTGTTTGTCAGTGCGGCATGCAGCAAACCAAGCACTTCACCATCCTTGGTGTGTACGAATACCGGCGAGAGATATTTGTATTCCTGATCAGCGATCTGCTGAGATGCCCGGGGCGTCCATGACCAGTCGTTTGAGCACACCCCAAGACCCTGGACATACTCAAACTTTCCTGCCTTGCACCATCCAGCGGCTGGCGCTGGCGTGCCGTTTTCTTTGGCCATGAGCGTGGCGTGTTCCCAGTCAATGACCATATCGGTCTTGATCTGATTGAGCGCAGCCACAATCGCCTGACCGTTTTCCTTGGAGAGTGTCCAGTACTCCGAATCATTCGGACGACCGTCCACACCCTGGAATTTACCTTCAGGGATAAGCACAAGCTGCTTGCTTGTGTTGGAGTCGAGAGAGAGGCTGCACGCAGCGGCCAATAGATGCTTTTTCATAGAGCAAGTTTGACCTTGCCCATGAGTGGGTTACAGCCGGAACGATTTCCGCTGTCTGGTGGATTTTTCGAGAGGGATAAAGCGAGGGGGATTGCGAGAAAGTACTGAAAGCTAAAGACGCCCTTTTAGCGTGATTTAGTGGGTTATGGCACCGACATGCTCACGACTGGTCTGCTAACGGCACGAAAGGGCTTTATAAATCTTTATAAAGCCCTTTAAGAACCGACAACACGCGTCCAGTAGAGATTGATGTCATCCGTGACCGCGATCAGCGCCTCGGGCTGCAGACGGCCACTCTTGTCGACCGGCATAAACTCCCGAGCTGGTATCTTGCTACCAGGGTGATGCACGACCTTAAAGAATTTGCCACCGAAGTGCAGTGCCTTGGCATTTTTGGGTTTGATGATGTGCGGGCGCGTCTGGCCACCGAACTGTTGAATCGCCGCATAAGGTACGTTCGTCGATAGCCCGGCAAAACCATTGCCAGAAAACGGCAAGATGCTCCGCGCCAGATGACCTGTGATCTGTAAGATCTTGCCCTTCTTGCGGGTCGCCGCATAGGCTGGAGACAGACCGGCCCACTTCGGACGGCCTTCAGCCGCGAAGTTCAGCTCGTTCTGATCCAGAAGCGTCATTGAGATGCTACGCGACAGCGGTGACAGATCTGTCATGCGCTGCGCGATGATGCCGAGTTTATGCGTGAGTGCGCTATCGTCGAGTTTGATTTGCATCAGTAGACCACCTCAAGATCAGAACGGGTAGATTTGCCGCCGCCAGGTGATGGCAGTGGCAGATCATCCGAGACATACCCTAAGAAAGCCAGCACGACCGAGAGCTCGGATGCGGACTTCAATGGATCGCTGATCTTGAAGGTGTTAGTAGGCAGGGATGGGATCCCGAGGCGACCGGCAGCTTTAGCCATGCTTGCCATGTCTGAAATCTGCTTGAGTAATGTCCGGGCACCACCCACAAGTGCACCCGCCTGACTATCCCATTGGATAGTGGCGACGACATCCGGCTTGCCGATCAGTCTGAGTGCAATGTTCATGGTGTTTGGTTTTATCGTCCGGTCATTCACAGTGAAATAAGATCCCGAGTGCCAATTCTAACATTTTTTGATCAGATTTCCAGAGATTAAATAACATTCCGCCCGCCTGCAGGTCATCACCGAGGATAGGCTGCAAAGACATTGTCATGACTTCCAGAGCTTCACGGCCTGCAGATGAAGAGTACTCACGGCCCATATAGGCATCGTAGTAGCCATCTGGCTTGGCGACTTCGTCAGGCGCATAGTTAAATGGCGTGATATCACGCAGACGCTGCAGCTGCTCGCTGGCAGTACGCAAGCGATGCTCAGCCTGGAAGAGCGCATCGATGTCATGCCGTGCCTCTTGGATACGGTGAGCATACTCATGCACGGCAGTACTTGAGTCGTCCGTCATCATGTAGCCATCGCCTTTGGAGGCACGGATCACGCCAAAGCCCGGCAGCTTGCCCATCGTGTCTCGATCCGCTGTCCAGCACCAGCCACGTTCAGTGGTTGAGAACTTGACCTTGAGCGGGCCCAGCGCATTGGCGTCCTGCACCCAGGATGCTGGATAGACTTTAGATGCATTGTGGAGTGTTTTGACTGCCTTATGACCACCGTTGGCATTCGAGAGTACCGAGCCAGCCTGGCGTGTCTCGATCAGCTTGTCCACCACGGCTTGATGCCAGGCCGGATGATGCGGCAGGTAGTCGACCGGAGATGATGCCGTCTCAAGCACCTTGGCCAGCGAGCCATTGTCTCCGACTTTGGTGGCGAGCAGCTCCTCGAGGCGCTGAGCACCGAGCGCCTTGAACTCATCCAGTGAGCCGACCTTCGGTGGCAGCAGCGGCCAGCTGCTCGAAGGTTTGGCAGGAGGAGGTACCGGCGCTGGAGCAGGACTTGGTGCAGGTACCGGAGCTGGACTGACTGGTGGCTTCGGCGGGATAGGTGCATTCAGGCTGGGAGCCGTATTGAATCCGGGACTGGTGACAAAGGGCTGATTCATACCCGGCAGCTGTACCTTGTACACCTCTGTTGACTTACCGTCACCGATGCCTACGACCTCGCGCCACATGACCCCATCGGTACTGTCCAGCGTGACGCCCATACGCAGTACTGCGGCCTCACTCATAGGAGACACGCGACACTTACAGCCGTAGCCGTTCGGTGGATAGCCAACAGACCAGAAGGGATCATCATAGCGAAGCACACGGCCATCCATCGCCAGATGGTTCAGGCGCGGGTGCGACACAGAAGTATGGATATACCGCCAGTACGGGTGCGTATCAGTCGCCTGCAGCATCTCTGTGCGGCGACCGGCTGCATAGGCCGACTGCATGTTTTGCTCATAGATGAGCTGCATGCGCCGTGGGCTGCCAAGTTGTACCTTCTTCTCAGCGCCATCAGACGTGGTCACATTCTGCTTGCCCCACCAGCCTTTCGCCTTCATCAGTGGTTCGATCTGAGCATGCCATTCGGCATAGGTCTGACCATTCTTGATCGCATCGACCAGGGATTGCTTGACGTCATTCAAGAGATCCTGCTGCGCCAGCTGCGCGACCACAAACGTGCGGTTATGCGCATCATCCAGCCATTCACGCCAGGCACCAGAGGGCATGGCGTGCTTGTCCTGCAGATACTGGATCACTTGCTCAGGTGGCCGATTGAAAACGACTGACCAATCCACACCAGCGGGCACGCCGGTTGGACTAGGCATCATTCAGCTCCTCCATCACTGAGAGACGTCCCCAGATGTCTGAAGCAAAGATCAACTGAGATAGACGCGCAGTCATGACTTCTGGAGTTTGACCTGGTACGTATCGATCAAGCCGTGACTGTGCCTCATCGAGCGAGCTGCAGCCGGAGAGCATATTCATGATCGGATCCAGCAGCGCTCGACCCTGAGCATCAAGATCCTGCGCAAGCAGACCAGAGATGGCATTATCCAGTGCCTGCTGGTCGGGTGCCACACCAGGCAGTTGCTGAGAGAGCGCTGCGAGTCGTTTGATCCGACTTGGCTTAGGCACTGGAGGCGCTGCGGGCTTCATCGTCTCGTTTGTCGGCGGCGTATTTGTGTCCGGCTCAGGCTCCGGAGTCGCAGTCACAGGCACTGGCGGTTTATCTTGAGGCGTTACTGCCTCGACGCGCAGGAGTGGTTCATCGCCTTCAGGCTCAGGGATGCCGAGCTTCTTCTTGGCCCAGGACTCAGGGATACGCATACCAGTACCGACGAGCTTGGGGAGCGCCTCTGCATAGACCGTGATATCTTCTGGTTCAGTCAGGTCAAAACGGAATTTTGGATAGCGCCGTGGATCAAGATCTGGATAGTTGATCTTCAGCATGACGCTGATCAAGCCACGATTGAAAGTACTGGCAAGCTGCTTTGCGTCAGATTCTGTAAGCTCTTTGCGCACCTCATTGTGTACATTGCCAAGGGCATTCGTTGAGGTCTTGCCGTCAGCCTGCGTAGTGAGCGTGCCACCCAGAATCGCCTTGCTCATGGACATTTCTGCCCATTTGATCATGGTCTCATGAGGTGCCGAAGTTCCTTCCGCCGCCTTCTCAAAATCTATCGACATCCCTGCTGGAATGATCCCAGCAGCGTTATGACCGATCTGAGTGACTGCCCGCAGGAGGTCCATCTTCTCATCACGGCTGGCTCCGGGCGGATATTTACCCAGGCGCAGCGGCAGACCATAGATCTCCAAAAGCTCAGCGAGATCCCGGACAGCATAGTTTTTAAAAAGATATGGCCACGCCAGCACACGGTGCAGACCGGCGCGGTAGGCATAGCCCGACTTGGCCTTATGCAGATGCACGAGCCAGCCTGCCTCCCAAAGCTCCGCACCATCGACAGTCGTATCTCGCAATCGCACCTCATCTTGCGAGAGGCCAGACATGAGTGTCGGGAACTGGAAATGACGTGGTTGTTGCCATTCGATGCCGCACGGCAGCCAGAGTGCTCCCAAGCGCTCCCAAGAGATCTCCTGCGCAGAGTATCCGTGTCCAATCCCATCCAGCGCATTAAAGACCACGTCTTCAAGATCAGGAATATTCTCGACCCAGTCCGTGACCTCTTCAGCGAGGGCTTTCTCTTTGGCCGAGGCATTCTTGGGAGGCTCGATCAGCCAGTCCACACCGAGCAGGGCACGCTTACGTTTTGAAATCTCACTAAAGAGGTGCGCATCACGCTCTTCCATGTCAGTGAAAAGATCAGTTTGATTCTGTAGACTGCCATGCTCGGCATTTGTGAGGATTGCATGCAGACGCTGTGGCGTTAGCCCACGCGCTGGGTGTTCTTCCCATTGCCGGTTGACGAAGCCAATCATCCCACTTTCAGACTGTTGCTGTGTCAGTGCGGGTGAATCAATGCGAGGTATTTTGCGTTTTTTGCCCATAAGAAAGCCCCAAGGTTTGGGGCTATTGTCGAAAGCATAGAGATTTGAATACAGCCGGAAGGGCTTCCTACCATCCGCCATTGAGCATATTGCGCCATTCTTCGTATTCAGGCATTTGCTCGATCTCCTCTTGAGTCGGTGCTGCCAACCATTCAATCGGGGCTTCAGGGTTACGGCTGGCCGAGTGTGCCAGCACATGTGCTATCGCTGAGTCACCATGCCTGCCATTACCATCCGTACCTTTGGTGCGCGTGTCAGGGATACGTGCGACACCTTTGACCAAGCGAAAAGCCCGATGATCATCTACGATGTCCCTATCCTTGGGGATGCCCATAATCACGCCATCTTCTAATGCCGCCTTGAATGATGGCGTGTTATCCCGGTACCAGCCTTCAGAGAATTGGATCGCCTCAATCAAGGTGGTACCGAATGAAACCTGCATGGCTTCGGCAAGATAGCCACCATTACCGGATGCATCATGACGACCCTTACGCAGATTGGGCATGCGCTTCCAGATGTACAACATGATGACTTCCTGTTGCTTGTAGGGCATCTGATACATCTCAAGCACGAATGGACACGACAACCGGCGATCCTGCTGCTCGAGCAGTGGCCACATGCTGCAGGCATCTTTCTTGCGAGCGAAGTCGAGACCATAGTATGAGATCACATTGCGAGAGATCTGCTCGATGAGCGGCAGCAGTTGATCCTGACACCATTCCAGCACAAGGTTGGTACGCGCATCTTCAGTCCAGGTTTCAAAATCCTTGGGTGCCTGGAAGCGAATGACCGGGATTTCCGGATTCTCCAGCCGATCCAGCAGCGCCTGACTGAGCCACCGGCCACCACCTTTAGACGGCACCACGTCCAGTTCTTCCTCGGCATCGTCACCGTAGAAGTCATAGACCGACTGCACCCAGGCTTCTTCCTGAGCCGGATCATAGTCAATGCCGAGACGCAGGCAGACGCGTTTATACAGCCCTTCTGCCACAGCCTCCCGGAACGTCGTCCGATGCACTGTGCCTGAGCGTTTACCGGCGCGGATCTCGGAGATCAGTTCATTGAATGGATTGTCATCACCATCGTGGGTCGAGATGATGCGCACCTTACCACCCCAGATCAGCAGCGCTAGAGCTGCCTTGATCATGCCAGGCAGGTCATCATGGAATGCTGCCTCATCGAGCACGACCACACCCTGCTTACCACGTAGGTTGGATGGCCGAGATGTCAGTGCCGTGATGCGGTGATTGGACTGGGGGAAGCGGATGGTGAAGGTCTTGATCTGCTTGTCATCGTCATCCCAAAGACCTTCTTCGATCTCGGAGGCCGCATGGTTGAAGGCCCGCGCCCACATGGCACAGGCTTCGATGAACTCGATGGTCATGTCTTGGTTATAGCCGACGTAGTAGACGTTCTGTCCACCAGCCGTCTTATCCGCAGCTGCGATCAGCACATCATCAGCAGCTTCAGCCCAGGTTAGGCCGATACGACGGGATTTCTCGGCGATCTTGAGCTGGGCATCATCCTGAATCCAGCGCTGCTGGTAGGGCAGTAATACCACTGGTGCATCCAGATCGGCTGGCACACCCATTGCGATGGCCAGTGGATTCTGGGCACTCATTCAGCGATCCCCAGGATGGCCTTACGGATCTCCTGAATGGTCGCCTTGGCAAGTCCCCCCTTATGCGCGATCTTCTCAACCGCGTCAGCTGCGGCCTTTGCTTTGTCACGCACCTCGATCTGGTGTTTTTTGACATCGACCGATGCCTTGGCGATCTCGGCAATCCCCTTGCCGCACTTGGAGAGCAGCTCCAGACGCTTAGCAGGATCGACAGGCTTGCCTTCGACTACTTCATTGGCCTCATCAAAATTCACGAGGGCATTGAAGAGCTGAGTCTGGATCAGAGACAGCACCGCTGACGAGCGTTGATCGCCATCGTCCGGAGCAGCTTCAGCGATCAAGACTGCTGCCTGAGTACTGGCCTGTACAGCGGCGAGCTTGCGCTCAAGATTGGCACCATAGCGATGCACTGAGCTTTTGCTGACGCTGTACCCGCGCTCCTGGAGCAGCTTGGCGACCTCTTCATAACCACAGAAGCCACGGTCAGTCAGTTGACGATCTAGCCAGACCTTATCATCTGGATCTAATGCACTGATGGCAGATTCGCGGCCCATGGCTTACTCCCAGTACTTTTCTGGTCGAGCAATGCCAGGCTCACAGTCGACGGTGTACTCGACCAGATCCACACCATACCGATCCAGTGTGGAGTGCCACTGACCATCTGGCTTCTTATTCAGTTTGATGAGGTCTCGATCAGAAAGATATTGCAATTCAGCCCGCACCTCGTTCTTCGTAGCATCTTGATAGATTGAACGAATGACAGTCAGAAGCAATGACTCTGGCGCACCTGCAGGGCGAGCCTTATGCAATGCATTCAGCAGGATCCAACGGGAGTCCTCGCGCCGGGCTTTGGCCAAATCAGTCATCTTTTTTCATCCCTTGTTGGATCTGTAGTATTTGAATACCCTTGGCCACCGAGTCTATCTTGGCTTCGATGATCGTCTGACCTCGGATGTAATCCTCACGTCGCACATAGTTGAGAGGCATGTCCGCCTGCATCTTGAGTACTTCACGCTCAAGCCGGAGCACATTTTCATTGGCCTTTTTAGCCTCTTCATTCGCAGAGGCTATCCCCTCAAACTTACTGTCGAGGTTCTTTTCAACCTGAGTCCAGATGGTTTTTCCGAGCGCCCATAATCCACCGATAATGGCCACAATAATCATGGCCAGTTGGTAGCCGTCCATTTGCAACGTCATCGTCCTACGCACTCCAGTTTTTCTTGGCAGGTGATACAGGTAGATACCCCTTGCAGCGCCAGTTGACGCCGCTTCGGGATGGAGTGGCCGCAGTACTCGCAGTGAGTAAGGCTTGGCAAGCGCTCCGGGTGGATGTGCGCCGACAGGGCTTCCTGGCGCAATTCCTCTTCACGTTCAGAAGCCATATCGACGATATCCATCAGAAGCTCCCGGACAGTGAAATTCCTTTGGTGGTCAGGCCGCGTAACAGGAGATTAGCCGCTGTCACTGCAATCCCGGCCCAGGTGTAGGTCTCAGGCGTCATGACGGATTGCAGTTGAGGCATTGAGCTTGCCAGACCGAGACCCAGAGCAGACAGGCCGTTAAACCAGACAGTCTTGCTTTGCCAAAATGCCTTGGTTGTTGGTGCAGCAGTGGAGGACTGCATCGCTGCATGCACGCCATTCAGTACGCTAGGTACCACTGCCTTGGCAATGTCTGAGACTGAGGAGTTATGCAGCACAGCGGTTACCGGGCCTGCGGACTCTACGGAGCCCAGCATAGGAGTCAGAGCTACAGCTTTTTGAGCATCGGCAGCTGCCAGTGCAGTATTGACGGCATGGTTGATCAGAGGCGTAGCAGCCTCAATCAGCGCAGCAGTTTCAGGAGATGACGCAGCCACTTTGTCTGCAGTTGCTGTCACCAGGGCGTCAGCAGCCTGAGAGGCCAGAGGCACGGCCACGCTTTCCAGATCTTGTTCAAGAGTACTCATGATTTATATACCTTATTCGACGATACCGTTCAGATAGAGATTGCGGCCATTGCCGCCTTTTTTGGCAGTCAGCACCTCGTGACGCTGTACCATGCCAGGGCCATACACTCCGATATGCACCCAGTCTCCAAACTCCCAGATGATCTGATCCCACTTGATGCCGTGGAGCGGCAGCGTATCGATCATCCATTTGGCCAGCTGCTTAGGAGTGCCAAATTCAGGACAGGTGATGTCGGCTGCAAATCCTTGGCAATGCGCACTGGATGCCACACCACCGATGAGCTTGTTTACGGCCACACTACGGTAGCCACTGGACACGTGGATTGGCTTGCCCAGCAGATCCCGTATTTTTTGCAGGGTGTCTGCCAGTATTTGCAGATGTTTCGAGATCACATCATCCGGAGCATTGCTTATCCCGGCTCGTGATGCTGTCTGAGAGAGCGTGAGCTCCTCCAGAGTAAAATCTTTGGTCAGGTTCACATGACTAGCCCTCATGTAGGTGAGAATAAAAATTGAATGAGAAGACTGAAAAAAATGATCTAAGTCTCTGTATCAGAGGACTTCATTGTTGCGTGGGCTAGGGAGTGGATACAGGCGGAACGATTTCCGGCAGGCAACAAAAAAGCCCCCGAAGGGGCTTTATATTTTTGATCTGGTTAAAGGCACTTATCACCCAGAATCAGGTAGTGAAACATATTCACTTTTTCTGAATCGCCGAGAGCTTGATATTTCCTGAGCGCCTCATTTGCAGAGTCACATATGCGCCCATGATCAATGGATCCCTGAGAGAGCAAATAATATTGCTTCTCAGCCTCACTAGCCTGCAGCACAAGCTCATCATGAGATGGAAAAAAGAAAACCCGAATCATGATCACCACACCCATGATCATGAACGTCAACAGAAAGCCTCCGCCGATATACATGACCGGGCTTTTGTTGAAAACTCGGATGAATAGCGATATCACAATCCAAGCTAAAACCAAAGCTACTACCCAAAACATAGGAAACTCCAATCAGCTATTCGGGGTCACTTCATCGATCTTGTACATGATGAACATCGCAAAGACACAAGAACCAGCTATGAAGAAAAAACAATTGAGGTTAGTCAGCTGATACAACAAAAGGCAAATCATCATCAATGCAATCAAAACAAACATAGAGTAAAAGCGAAAATCGGCAGCGCGTTTTCTTTTTTCCTCTTTGATGATTGCTTCTTGAGCAGCATCAAACTGCACAAGATTAAATCCACATTTATGGCAATTATCATTATAACGCCAAGTTAATCTCAAACATTGTGGACATTCACGAGAGGGGTCATCTTCCGCTGGATCTTCATACACCCCAAGGCGATGAATCACGAACTTATCCCGTTCGACATAGTCTCCATGCACATCTCTGACTTTCATTTTTCAACCTATTTGATTCCATGGCTAACGATTATTGACAATCTTGTCTCGCTGGACCATGTCTCCACGAACCGTCCTTACTTTGGTGACATGGTCGGCAGATTCGTTTTTACTACGAACATCTTCAGGCTGTCTATCTTTTAAGGGTTTATTTTGCTGAATGGATGGATTTTCACCCGCCCATATAAACGCAACTGTGCGCTTTTTAGTCGCCTCATCTAATTGACGATATCCATCAAGCAATAACAATTCATCCGGCACAAGCGTATGGGACGACTCATTAACTTTCTGGCCTGTAACGATAAATAAAACATCAACACCAATTTTAGCGAGATTGGACAGGTAAAGCGCATCAGGGAAACGCTCTCCTTTTTCATAATTAATTTGAGCCAATTTTTTCACGCCGCCTATTTCCGCAAAGGCTGACTGACTTAAACCAAGTCTCGTGCGCTCGTCTTTTAGACGCTCCCCGATGGTATTCAAAAAATTACCCTCAAATCTATTGACAGTATTCAAACGAATACCTATGCTCGTATTACTTAAGTCGCATTAAGCCGTCTTGTCACCAAACCAAGGACACCCATCATGAGCAAATTACTTACCGCCGACGAGGTCAAAAAAACTTTTGAAGCTAACGGCGTTTCTCTCGCCAGCTGGGCACGCACCAAAGGATTTACTGCCCAAGAAGTCTACAAAGTGCTGAATGGCCAGACCAAAGCTAAATATGGTCGCGCACATGACATCGCAGTAGCGCTCGGCATGAAAGCCAAACCCAAAACCAATCCCTCGGATCATGTCGCCGCATAACTTAGCACATGTTTGCACAACTTTGCACACTTAAGGACTCAAGGCTATGCAAAACCAATATCCACCTCAGGATCACCAAAGCGGCGACTGGATCATCATCCTTCTTCTCGCATTCCTCGTCATTGCGGCTATGGGCTGGGTCTGGGCCGAGGCTGACAACGCGATCCTCCGCCATCGTCTGTCCCTTTATGAAAACCAAGAGGTGCGTGTATGAGCGAAAGCGCACGCCTTCGACTTCGCGTCATCAAAGCGCTCAAAGGTCACACCCTTGGAGGCATGGCCAATTCAGAAATCGCCAAGGCCGTCTTTGAAACCCCCGTCAATGTCAGCCGTGCATTGTCTGATCTCGTAGCTGAAGGCTTTGCCGAGAAGAACGCTACAGGGCGTTACGTCCTATCCGTCTCCGTCCTACAGATTGCCCAAGCCCATCAGACCGAGCTTGAGCGGGCACGTGCTCGTTTCGACGAGCTGCACCAACGCACCACGCGCACCGTTTATTAAGGAATCATCATGACCGAAGTCATTCTCGCATCAGAACAAAACCGCGACTTGGAAGTCATTCATCAGAACGCCGCCAATTTGGCCATACAGTTAGGCTACGACGAGCAGCTCACAGTCGATTCACTCGAGCGCGGCATCCGCTTTTATCAGGGTCGTACTGTTGAAGCATGCCTTGAGCTCGGCAAACGGCTTCTATTGCTCAAAGAGCTCGCACCACATGGCGAATTTGTGTCGCGCATTGATCAGCTCGGATTCCAGCTTCGATCTGCCCAGCGCCTGATGTCTGCTGCGCTCAAATTCTCCGGCTCAAAAACGACAACGTTGTCGCTTTTGGATGCCGCTGGCAACTCAAGCAAACTCCTTGAACTCGTCACCCTTGACGACGCAGATATAGCAGAGCTGTCTGAAGGTAAGACTGTCGCCGGAATAAATCTTGACGACGTCGAGCGGATGTCAGTCCGTGAGCTGCGCAAAGCATTACGCGATGCACGCTCAGAAAGTGACGCCAAAGAGCAACTGCTGCAGAACAAAAATCTAAAGATCGACGAGCTAGACGCGCAGCTTACCCGCCGCCGCCAACCCGATCAGGCGCAAGAAGAAGCCCACCAGGCTGAGCTCGAAGCCATCAACCTCATGGCACAAGCCACCAACGCCATGATCACCGCAGTACACAAGTACCGCACCGACATGCAAGCCGCGATTGAGGTGTCTGCCACCTCTTACGTCTCCGAGCAATTCGACGCCAACGTGCAGTTTACCTTTCAGCGCATTGCTGATATCGCCCCCACGCTCGGCACCAATGTCAACTTCGAGCAGCAGGTCGTACCTGACTGGCTCATGCAAGCCCAGGCTGCAGCTACCGACATGTCGAACGAGGGCTAATGCATGGCTGCCAAGACCCCAAAAGTAACCGAGACCGATATCGCCGAGCTGGACTACCTGCGAGGCATTGCCGCCCAGCTCCAGACCGCAGGGCATGGCAGCAAGGGTGCAATCACAGAACAGGCAATGGCATTTCTCAAGCTCAGCCGCGCAGAGCTTTATCGTCGGCTTGAGTCTGTGGGCTATGTGACTGAGCGCAAGACACGCTCGGATAAAGGCAAGAGCGTCGTTTCTGAGCAGGCGGCACAGCTGATCGGTGGCCTTGTGTCTGAGGCCACGCGTGCCAACGGCAAGCGCACTACCAGCATCAAGAGTGCGCTCAAGATCGCCAAAGCCAATGGCTTAGCGCCCGATGTGAGCGCCGCAACCATCAGCCGGGCCATGCTGCGCCATCACTGCCATCCGACCTTGCTGGAGATGCCGACCGCACATATCCAGCAGCGCAGCCTGCATCCGAATCACGTTTGGCAGATCGATGCTTCCACCTGCATCCTGTTTTACCTGCCAAAAGAAGGCGGCATCCGCGACATGAATCCTCGGGAGTTCAACAAGAACAAGCCCGAGAACCTTAAGCGCATCGAAAAGGACATGGTCACGCGCTACGTGATCACCGATCACTACAGCTCAAGCGTCTATGTCGAGTACGTGCGCGGTGGTGAGAGTAGCCTGAATCTGATCAAAGTCCTGCTGAATTGCATGCAGCGCCGTGGCGATCAGAACCCCATGCATGGCGTGCCATTCATCATCTACACCGACAAAGGCTCGGCGATGACCAGTAAGTTTTTTACCAATCTGATTGACCGGCTCGACATTGAGATCATTGACCACAGCGCAGGTAATGCACGCGCCAAAGGTCAGGTCGAGAACCATCAGAACATCGTCGAGCGCAACTTTGAAGGCCGGATCAAGTTCCTGAAGGACAAGATCACCACGCTCAAAGAGCTCAATGACTACGCCTTTGCATGGTGCAAGGTCTTCAATGAGACCGAGATCCACACCCGTACCAAGCAAACCCGCAATGCCGTCTGGCAGACCATTACTGCACAACATCTGCGCAAGGCACCGCCACTTGAGCTCTGTGAAGAGCTGGTGACCACCGAGCCAGAAGAAAGGCCAGTCACGAACTATCTGACCGTCAACCACGCGATCCGTGGCTATGGCACCAACTCCTACGATGTACGCCACATCCCCGGCGTCTATCCCAAGGCCAAGCTCCTCGTGGTGGTCAATCCCTACCGCGCACCGGCTATCGACGTCATCACCACAGACGATCAGGGCATTGAGACCGTCTACACCCTTGAGCCACGCCAGCAGGATCTGGTCGGCTGGCACGAGGACATGCCGATCATCGGTCAGGAGATGAAATCACTGCCCGAGACACCGGTCGATCAGGCTCGCAAGCAGATCCGCAAAGCCGCCTATGCCGTCGAGACCGAGGAAGAGCTTGCCCACGCCATCAAAACCCGGCAGAACCCCTACGCCGGGCAGATCGACCCGATGGCCGATATCAGCCAGACGACCGTGCCGAGCTACCTGCCGCGTGCAGGCGGCGAGTTGGCCACCCCAGCCACCGAGAGCATCAGCAGCCGTCGCACCCTGGCTCCAATTTCTCACGTCGAAGCCGCCAAGCGCATCAAGGCGCTCATCGGCGACCTCTGGGATCCAAGTATCCACTTTGCCGTCCTGCTTAAGACCTTCCCCGAGAGCGTGCCGGTGGACGTCATCGAAGACATTGCAGATGGCATCCGCGCCGAAGCCAATCCCAAACCCCAGACCCTGCGCGTCGTAGGCATCTAAAGGAGATTACATATGGAAAGACCGCTGAAAAAACTGCTTGAAGAACATGACATCAGCGGCTCATGGCTTGCTAAAGAGGTCGACGTCAGTCACTCCGCGATCAGCCAATTGATCAACCACGACATTTGGCCCAAGCGCAACCCGGAGTTACTGCGCAAAAAGATTGAGCAAGCCATGACCGCCTGCCAAGTGCCAATTAACGATATTTCCGAGGCGCTCTATCCCGAGCGCAAGCGTGAATACCTCCAACCGCCCAAGACCCCAAAGACGACCCAATCGGCCACTGATAAGGAAGACATTATGTTACTACGCAAGCAATCCCTGACGCCCGCTGCACGTAAGAAGTTCAGACTCCTGACCAACCCTTTTACGGGTGAGATTCAGGATCACTCCGAACTCTTTCTAACCCCCGATATCCTCTATGTGCGCGAAGCATTGCTGCATACCGCCAAGCACGGCGGCTTCATCGCCATCACTGGTGAGTCGGGCGCAGGTAAATCGACCTTGCGTAAAGATCTTCTGGACCGGATCCAGCGCGAAAATCTGAATATCAAGATTATCGAGCCTTATGTGCTGGCCTGTGAGGACAACGATATTAAGGGCAAGACCCTGAAGTCCGTGCATATTGCCGAAAGCATCATGAGCGTGGTTAACCCGCTGGCAAAACCTTTCCGCAGCACCGAAGCCCGTTTCAAGCAGCTGCACAATGCATTGAAAGAATCCAGCCGCTCCGGTTTCTCACATCTGCTGATCATAGAAGAAGGCCACGGCCTTCCGATCCCTACCATTAAGCACCTTAAGCGTTTCTATGAGCTTGAGGATGGCTACAAGAAGCTGCTCGGCATCGTCGTCATCGGTCAGCCAGAGCTGGCCATCAAGCTATCAGAAAACAATCCAGAGGTACGCGAAGTCGTCCAGCGCTGCGAGCTGGTCACACTTGATCCGCTCACACCAGACGGCCTCGGCGACTACCTGCGCCACCGTGCTGACATCGCAAATATCAAGCTCGATACGCTGATCGATGGATCTGGCATTCAGGCACTGGCGGAGCGACTGAATCCGCCCTCAGACCGTCGCGGCAAAGCCTCTCGCAGCCTGCTTTATCCACTGGCAGTGGGCAACCTGCTCACGGGCGCACTCAATGACGCCGCCGATATCGGTGTGCCTATCGTCACCCGTGACGTGGTGATGGGAGTCTGATCATGCCAATTATCCGTAAGGTCAAAGTCACCATCGAAAAGGAATACCTCATCGAGTTGCCTGATGAGTTTGGAAACCCAGAGTTCATTGCTGAGCATCTTGGATACAGACGTATCAAGACGGTGGATCAAGTTGCCAAGTTGGCTGCAGAAGAAGCTGCCGAAGAAGGCAGTCATTATCTTGGGGGCCTTGGGTGGCTTTGGGAAGCTGGTGATGAACCGCGATCAGTAGAGCGGGTCACTAAATTTACCCTTCTTGATGATGAGACCTTCATCGACTCTGAAATCGTGGAGGGCGACTGATCATGTCTCTTTTAATCACCTTCACCCTCGTCCTGCTGATCGGCATGGCCCTCGGCGTTCTCATCGCCGACAAAGCCTTAGCTTTTGACATCGGCACCACCAACCACATCCGCATCGCTGGTCAGAAATACCGCTGCATTCATGTCAAGGAGGACAAATAATGCCTATCCGCAAGTACCCACTCCATCAGCATTTCACAATGGCCATGATCAAGTCAGCCGTGGTCACGATGCCAGCTGACGCCGATATCTGCGCCTGCGGAGTACGCGAGGGCCGCATCTGGATCTACACAGAAGAGCCTCAGATTGCGGGCCCAGAAACACAGCGCCTGTTTTATCTGGTCTATCCAGGCGGTTCCGTGCCAGAGCTCACATCGTATGTCAGCACTATGCGTATGTCTCTGGGCTTTTCTGTCGATATTTACGTTGAGAAAGCCCCTACAAACGACGCCGGTACAGAGGCATGTGGTTGCCTTGAGACCATTGACGGCAAGCATTTTCTTGTCGTTGATCTCATCAAGTATCCACAGCTGAAAGCTGATGAGACCGTGAGCATCGGTGATTGGGTCGTGATGGAGAACTACAACCTTGGCAAAGCTGAATCACCGCTTTATCGGCATCTTTTGGGTGTGACATCTGAGGATATTTACGACAGGCATCCTGATGTCATAGCTGTATTCAAAGGGGTAGCCGCATGAAAACCCGTTGCCCAGCCTGCAATGCCACATCCAGTCTCGACGCCATCATCGGCCACGATCAGGACGCCCAAGCACTGATCGCCTTCGGCAAACTTCACCCAGATCTGGCCGAGCCCATGATTCGGTATTTGGCCATGTTTCGCAGTTCAAACCGAGACCTGAGCTTTGCCCGGGTCGCAAAGCTCCTAGAGCCGCTGCAGCAGGACATCGAGCGCCGCAGCATCCGTCGCAATGGTGCCGATTGTCCAGCGCCTGTCGAAGCATGGCTCTATGCCATCGATCAGGCCATCAAACAGCGTGATGCCGAGGTGCTGAAGCTGCCTCTATCTTCCCACGGCTGGCTCTATGCAGTCATTGCAGCATACAAGCCCAGCAATGCGCCTGCGCCTCAAAGTCCTACCTCTGGCCGCGCTCCTCGCAAAACCTTGCGCGGTGTAGCTCCAGAGGACATGAACGCTCATCTCAGAAAGCACTGGAAGCCAGGCGAAACGACTGATGAGACCTATGAACGCCTTTTAAAAGCACAAGGAGAATCCTGATGCACACCGCAACAGACACCCAACCGATCCAGGACGGCTACATGACCAATAGCCAAGGTCATCTGGTTCCCATCAGCATGATCAAAGACATCGACATCGCCCGGCATGAACTCGTCACCAAGATCGTCGCCGATGCACGCGCACTGCACGATGCAATGGCCAAGTTCAAAGAGCAGACATTTGCCGACATTCTGGCATTCGTCCAGCTCTCCGGCGAGCAGTACGGTGTTCAACTTGGCGGCAAGAAAGGCAACGTCACCATGCTGACCTTCGATGGTCGCTTCAAGGTCGTCCGTCAGTTTGCCGATCACATTCACTTCGACGAACGGCTGCAGGCCGCTAAAGAGCTGATCGACACCTGCATCCAGCGCTGGACATCCGATAGCAATGACAACGTCAAAGCCGTGGTCAATAAAGCCTTCGAGGTCAACAAAGAGGGATCAGTCTCTACCGGGCGCATTCTCGGCCTGCGCAGTCTGGATATTAAAGATCCCGAGTGGCTGCAGGCCATGCAGGCCATCGCCGACAGCATCACCGTCTCAGGCTCCAAAGCCTACGTCCGTATCTATGAGCGTGTCGGTGATACAGACCAATACGCAGCAATCAGCCTAGATATGGCGAACATCTGACGGAGCAGCTCATGTCACCACGTAACGCCCGGATCGTCTGTCTCATCGTAGGACTGATCTACCTGATCCAAGGTAAAGACGGCGCAGGCTGGCTGCTCTTTATCGCACTTTGTATCGATGTTTAACCGCTGTACCTACCAACCAAAGAGGTAATAAACCATGTCACGCAAGAACTTCATCAAAGCCATCGCAGACAGCGAGGAAATCACACAGGCCAAGGCCGAAGCGATCCTCAAGACCATTGAAGGTCTGTACGTCTCCGAGCTTAAGGCTCACGGTGAGCACACCATCGCTGGTGTAGGCAAACTCAAACTGAAGCAAAAGCCAGAGCGCCCCGGTCGCAATCCCAAGACCGGTGAAGCCATCACCATCGCCCCATCCACCAGCGTCTCCTTCGTGATCGCCAAACCACTCAAGGAGGCCCTCAATGGATAACCAGCACCAGAAGATCAAGGGCTATCGCGATCTGAATCAGAACCAGATCGATCTGATGAACCAGATCAAAGAGATGGGCGAGCGTGTCAGAGAGCTGGTTCAAGATATCGCCAGCTCCGGTTCTGTCGATCAACGCTGGGTTCATATCGGGATGACTGATCTGCAAAAAGGCTTTATGTCCCTCACACGTAGCATTGCCCAACCCACCACCTTCTAAGCGAAACATGCGCCCCGGCGCATGTCTGCCGAGCGTAGTGGCCCGGCACTGATGAGCAGCTAAACAGGAGCAAATCCATGCCAAGAGAATTTACCAAACCAGAACTGAGAATGATCGCACAGCACTGTGATGCAGAAATAAAGCTCTGGACTGCAGCTAAGGCTAAACCCTTCATTGACCAGTTCGACCACAACTTTGAGTTGGTCAAGCACCTACTTGTGGAGCTGGCCAAGTCGCGTAAAGAGATTTCGACACTTAACCGAAGCCTCCGCAAGCGAAACACGACGCAATGACGCGTGTCTGCCAGGCTTAGTTGCCCGGCACTGATGAGCAGCTAATCAATACAGGAGAACATCATGACCGATCTCATAGAAATACCACAGATCAAATTCAAGATCACATGGCGTGAAAAGCACGTAGTACAAGGGGATGAGGATGATTTTGAAATGTGGCGTAAGTCCGAAATTTTCTTGGCCACTGACGAAGATGCCGCAGAGGCACTCTGGGCTGAAAAATACGCCCACCGCGCCATCAATGGTGAACTGTACGACATCGAAGAAGTATTCGATGAGAGCGATACCGAAGACCCTAAAAAGATTTCGTTCCGAGTAACTCCTCGGCCAGCAGCACTTTGCGGAATCTATAGCGACTTGCCCGAGCTGCTCTGGCACATCCAACGCCAGGACGGTGCAGTCGTAGCGTTTTTCCGCTATGAGACGGATGCCGAACTGTGTGCCACTGCGCTGAATACCGCGACAGGGAGCTAAGCCATGAGTACATCACCACAGACCAAAACACTCACCCTCGGCCCTGAAGTCAATTTCTGGGATGGCATTCTGCAATTGGCGCAAGCTGCAATGCAGGCCGCTCATGATCAGGTCTCATTTACTAAAAAGCTCATCTCTGAAGATGGCAGACTTGAAGTCGAGTACAGCGCCACGGTTCGCATCATCAGCATGACGAAAAGCACTCCTCATGGTGCGACGATTACCCGGATGACAACGCCCGAGCAGGATCTCATCGGTCTTCTAACCACGCTAAGTGGTATGGGTGGCTTTCGTATGTACCGTGCTTTTATGTCTAGCCAAGGTAGCGAGCAATACATCATCTCTGATGGAGATGACAACATGATCGCCTTCGCTGAAAACCCTCTAGCTGCGCTTGTTGCAGCCGTTCGCAAGATCGAAGCGCAACAAGAGGAGGCTTAAGCATGTCACTCCAACACCTCATGGATCAACTAGCTGCCAAAGACCGCCGCATTGCCGAGCTTGAGGCGGTGACCCCTTCGGCATTGAAAGAAAAGCTCCGGTCTGCAGAAGATTACATCAAGGAACTTGAGATCGACAGAGCCAAGCTCAACGAAATCAAACAGCACATCTGGGATTATTTCAAAGCCCTTGACGACCGTGAACATGGTGGCATGGCTCAAGAAAGTGCGTTCTGTTACATCAAAAAAACGCTCGGTATGTACTGGCATAGCGGCATAACCAAAGCTCAGGAGAATCCCTATGTCTCTTGATCGTGATGACATCCTGCGCATTGAGGGAGCCTAACCATGCTCTCCAACAGAAAGCCAGATCCAGCCGATATCGAAGCCAAGCTCAAAGAGTACGGCTTTGTCGAGTTTTTCGAGAGCGTCAAGACCATGCATCCGCATGAGCTCGACCGCTTCGGCTTGGGTCGGCCTTTTGTTGATCTCCCAGACATGCATTTGAGCCGCAAGGCCGCACTGATTAAAGAATTAGAAGACTGGGTGAACCTCACACCAGTCCACATCGCCCGAACAGAGATGTACAAGACCCGGATAGCCCGGAATATCGTGGTAGAGCGCCTGATCTGGTCAGCTCCGATTGATTCTCAGATCATCATCTCGCTTGGAGAGGCTGGTTTTGCGACTGCACGCGTGCGTCAGATCCTGCCTGAAGACGGCACACTGATTGTCGATGCCATCCATGAAGGCAAGACCTATATAGCTCACGAGATCACTGTCCTAGATATCCATACGCTGCCTGCATACACACCATCACCCAGACTCAATCGCAAGAGCGGTATCGCCAGCCATCAAGCCGACTTTAATGAGCTGAATAAGCGCCCATCCGTCAGCATTCTCAAGACCCATCCAATGGATCTGGCCGACCTACGCTTTTTCTACGGTCAATTCATCAACAGGATGCGTGCCACAGCGCCCCTCATGCAAAAAAAGTACCCCACTGGATCACGCATCAAGATCTGGGGTGGCCTCATCACCAGAAAGGCCGTCATCACCTCCGATGTTGGCGAAAAATTCGAGATCCCCGTTGGCGAACAACAGATCGATGCCACGGTACTCATGACCGACGGACTCGGACGCCTCACCGTTGACTATATATACCAAGGCGCAAGCCAAACCAAAACCATCGAATTTGAAGAGGTCGTCGGCTGCGACAGCATCAGCCCGCACGAGCTCGCACACACCATCACCCTCGAAACCGTCAAGACTTTCTACCGTAAAAAGCGGTGGGAGATGAACAAACGCCAGGAGACCAGCCAATGAGCAGAAAAGTATACCGCCTGACCCCTGCAGAAGCTGCCGTGATCAATGAGCGGCGTGATCAGGAAGAGCGAAAAAGCAAATCCAATGAATTTCAGTTTGAGGCGATTCAGGTCGCAGCCAAGTGGATGAGGTGGTCAAAAAAGACTGGGCTTGCGCTGGGTTACGGCACCTTCGTCAACACCTTCGGCTATGACTCCGATGACAATCGACTGATGTATGAAGTCGTCCAGCGGATCGTAAAAGCTGCCTACGTAGAATTTTGATTGGAGTAGCTTCATGACCCAACGCAATCGCACCATACAACTGATCCACGTCGCCCGCCGCGAGCTCAATCTGGACGAAGATACATACCGCAGCCTGATCGAGCAGACCACTGGCAAAGAATCGCTCAAAGAGTTGACCATTCCCCAGCTCACCGCCGTGCTCGACCGTATGAAAGCCAGCGGCTTTAAGGTCAGAACCAAGCGCCCGCAAGACGTGGCGCTTGCCAGTGACGACCAATCCAAGAAGATTCGCGCCCTCTGGCTTCACCTACACACCCATGGTGAGGTCAAGAATCCATCCGAGCGGGCACTGCTGGCCTACGTTGAGCGTCAGACTCACGTCAGCGCACTCCATTTCCTGAGCAGCACCAACGCGAGCAAGGTCATCGAACGCCTCAAGAAGTGGTGCGAACGTAAAGATATCCCCCTCTTCGACGCCTAAGAGAGCAGCCGACATGGATCACGAGCCACTCACATCCAGTACCGACCACTTTGCTTGCAGTGCCCAGATTCTGGCCATCCTGCCAGAGTCACTTGGACGTATGGCACAGCTCATCGGCATCGACAACACCCTTGCGATGGTTGACCGCTTCGGCGGCACATCCGTCTATATACCTACTGTCGACCGCTGCTCAGAAGACCACGAACTGGCCGATATCATCGGTTATTTTGAGCTGCGCAAGCTCGCAATGGAGCACGGCCCACGTCGCTTGGAGATCCCGCTTGCTCACGCCATGATGCGCAGGATCCGCGACATGCGCATCCACGACCTGGCTCGCCATATGACGCACAAATCCATCGCCCGGCGCTTCCGCATGACCGAGCGTACCGTCCGCAACATCTGCGCCCAGTCCACTAACGCCCCAGCCATCAAACAGCGTGACCTGTTTGACTGA